AACAACTCAGGTTTGAACCCAAGCCTATCTTAGCTGCTGAATTAGATCAACTATCCTGCCACCTTTACCTCGGTGACTGGACGGTATTGCTTCTTAAGCAAAATAATTCAAATCGATGGACCAACACAGGTTGGCCGCCGGTAATGCAGGTATTACAACTGCATTACAAGACGTTGATATGATCAACAACGCTCTGGCATCTATCTCATTGAAGGGGTGCAAATTGTTTGATGAGGCTGAAGGCCTCACTCGCCGGCTTGTTACAAGCCTCGGTGGAATTTTGCGTCTCCACCACTGTCCTAAAGAGCTTCGCTTCCTCGCATATACCAGTTTGTCTCGGTATCTGTATCAGGCGCGATCAGAACATGAATGGGTAACACTGGCCAAATGGCTCCTTGTGTTCCCCTTGGCGAAATATTTAAGTAGCCCTCCTCCTGCCCAACCCAAGACCCTTCGGGGCTTGAATCTTGCTAGAAGGTTCAACACATGGTTCCAGCATCGTTTATCTACGTTTTCGCAGAAAAACACCTGGTTCTTCATGTCTTGGTTTCAGGCTAAAAGAGCATGTCTTCCTCTTTCTTCAAAGGAAGTTATTTTTAATCTTCTTGACCACCGTTAAGCAATGGGTGGTGAGGACACCTTATCAGATGATGACTTAAATGCCGTCATGAATAATCCTAATTTTACTGAGCTTCTCAGCTTAGTTAATAAGAAAATTCATAAGTCATTCAGCCGCAATCTGTCTCGTGTCTCTCGCCATGCTTGCCTCGAAGGGGGCCGCTCCCAAGGTGGTCAACGTACTGCCATAATCAAAAGATGCCTCATGGGCATTGATGATCTTGGCATCGATTGGACCCGGTCCGAGGAACTGATCTCAACCCTTGATGATCCTTCCTTGCGGGCAGAAGATTTTGAACAATCTGAAGAGAGCTCTCAGATTCCCATTGACGACCCCTCACTTGTTCTTCTTACTCCAGATCTTTGGGAGTGTTATAACATAGCGATTGCTGTAGGCTATGAGATCGGATATGATCTCTATAGCATGGACTACAGCCCCCGCGAGGGTATAGTCATAAATCGGTGTATTCCAGTCTTGGACAACCTCCATCAGACTGTCAATTCACCCGATCTCCAGTCCCCCTCCCTTGCGAGTATGCTGCCCGAGTGTGCTGTGGGTGATGAAGCTACATGCCGAGTCTCCACCATTAAAGAGCCGCTCAAGATCAGGACAGTATCCGCAGGGCCTGCGAAGACTTATTATAAGTGCAAGCGCCTCCAAGTGGAATTACATACGATCCTTAAAAAGATCCCGTTATTCCATCTTATCGGCCGACCCCAGGGTCCTACGGACATCTCATCCGTTGTCCCCAAAGACCTTACTTGCATCGATGACCCTGTATTCTTATCAGCAGACTATAAGGCCGCCACAGACAACTTATCTGCTAGACTATCCGCTAGTATTCTTCATAGAATACTGGAAGGCCTTCCAGACGATGTTATTGTGGCAGCTAAGCAGTCCTTGAAGCCTCATTACGTCCGCTACTCCCCGGTTCCAATCGCTCCTGAACACGTCTGTGTTCAGATGATTAGTCGGGGGGGAGGGGAAGAGATAAAACTTGACAAGAAAGGTAACCCTGTTCTTGGCCTGTCATTCCTGACGGCTGAGCAGAATTCCCTCCTCCAAGTTAAACGGAATGATGAGCGCGCTCTTGCTGGTGATTATGAGTGTTATGACGTAACGTTTCGCCCTGTTTTACAGCGAAACGGTCAACTCATGGGATCCATCATGTCTTTTATAATTCTTTGTCTTGCTAATGCTGGCATCTGGGCGAGATTCTTAGATGAATCCAGGCCCAATACTCCTCCGACATTCGAGGAGTTTATAAACTATGTCCGCATTAATGGTGATGACCTCCTTGGCATCATCCGCCGTGATCACTTTGACCTTTACTCCAAGATTGCAGCAAGGTATGGGCTTACCCTTTCGATTGGGAAGACCTATATCCACGACACTTACTGCAACATCAACTCCACCGCCTACCACTACAATCTCAAGAATCAGGTCAAGTACCTGTCGGAGGTTGAGTCAATAGCTGGGGTTGATGTCCGCCAAGTAGTCTTTACTGCCGGCATCCATCGGGGTACCCTCCACTCTCCTTCCATTCCTATTGAAGTTACCACCTTTAACAGTGGTCTCTACATTGAGAATCATAAGGTAATGAGCCGTGTTGGTGCCGAAGATGATGGTCCTGAAATCAAAGGAGATTTCCTTCCAGGTCAGTTTCTCGAGATCAAGGACCCCAGAAAATGGTTTCACTACAATGATATCCCTAAGGCAGCTTATAATCTTATGCTTCGGAAGAAGCGTAAAGGTATAAAGTTCCCTTCCGAGAATCATCGTCCCCTCTTTGCCATTGCAAACAAGATTCTTGATGGCGTGCCACCAAGTTTCGAGGTTCTAGGTGAGAAGGAGGAATCATTTAAATACTTAGTCGCCGCCGACTTAAGTAAGAGGATCCATGATTACGGCGAAGACATCTTCTTCTATTTTCTTAAGAGAAAATGGAGAATTGGACGCAGAAATCACTTCCTGCCTATATCCGCAGGAGGTCTCGGGATTAATCCCCCAGAAGGTTATAGATTCCGGATAAACAAGTGTCAGCGTACCCTGTACAGCTACCTCCGTAGTCGCACTGAGAGGTTCACTACTCAGTTACCCCTTCCTGGGAAGGTGCGAGGGACCCTTCACGATAAGGTGAAGCATCCTTTTGCAGACTCCGTGTCTTCCGAAGAACCAGTCAACGCGGTGTATGATCTTACCGATCACGATCACCACGCTGCACCCGGCCCCCTTCTTCCCTATGACATAGATTATGTTAAAGTGACCCTCCCACATGAGGAATCAATAGACTTTAAATGTTACCTTAGGACTCCCTGGGATGATCTCCCTTGGGATGGTGACATTTTCTAATCTTAGTACCAATGGCGTCTAGATTGGCGCAAGAAAAGGCTGACATGTTCTTAATAGTGGCCTCTGAAAAGCAAACGACTGCACCTTGCGGGCAATCCCATGCGATCTAGATGGACAGTCTCCTACGGGGCCTGCCCCGATGACTACTAAGAAATCAAACAATTCCCGCAAGCCTACTCGTCCCAAGACAGCGAGTAAGCCCAAGAAAACTATGTCGAATAGCCCTTTTTCCGTGGGCCCCTTGGAGCACGTCTCCCCCTCCGCTACCCCTGCAGGCATCTATGAATCAATGCGTAGATCCCAGAAGTCTGAGATAATTTCTGACATGGAACCCATCCATGAGAACCTGACCCACACGACATTCTTTAAACATGTCTTTAATGTGAATCCTGGTAACTCTGGGTTGTTCCCACGCCTCAGTAAACGTGCTATGACTTACGAGTCGTACCGTTTCAAGAAATTAGTTCTCCACTACCTGCCCGCTACCGCCACTTCAGTTGTTGGGGCTTTGGGCGCCCAGTTCTATACCAATATGATCCGTCTCATGCCTAGTTCTCTTAACGAGTTCCTGCAAAGCGACAGATCCGCTACTGGTTCGATTTGGTCCCCAATTCGCCTTGATCTGAAAGCAGACAACAAGTTCCGTTTCATCCTAGATGATTTAACTGTCCCAGCTGATCGTGATGATCGGCTAGACAATTGTGGAAAGTTGCTCCTTGCTGCTGGCGGCTCCACCATAGTCGGACATAGTTCTGGCTTTTGGTGGCTTGAGTATGTAGTTGAGCTCAAAGACCCTGCAGCACTCGACTTTGCCTCCCCTCTTGATGAGTTCGGTATTGATAACTTATCAATCACCCTTCCAACAGTGGTCACAAGCCGTGACGACTACTTGTTTGGGTCTACTATAAGTAATACAACATCTTATGGTAACCTTGAACTCAGCCCTGGGACTCTGGCAACTGGTGACCAACTTATTGCCCTCCAACCTGCAGAGGGGACCATGTATGTTCGCATCAACGGTACAGGTTTCGACCTGGCCTATGACAGCATTGAAATCATGAATCCCGACACCGGTTCAGCCACTACCGCTGCCATCACAACTGACGCGTGGACAACCACGGCCATCAGTAACTTTGTGAATGCGACCGGTACAGTAATTATGGCTGAGGTCTCTGCAAAGATCCTTCCTCTACTTGAAGCTGCCGCCCATTTTGGTATTAAATTCCTCCTTCGCCGTGCGACATCCAGTCTTGCTCAGGTCATCAACAAGCCCTGGAACCTTCGGTTCCTGCCTAATGATGTCTTGAGTATAACCTGGCCTGTCGGCGACGCAAACCTCTTCGGTTCTCCCATTCCAATGGTGAGAAACTTTGAGGGGAATTATGTCCCAAGGCTCCGAGCACCTCTCAAGTACCGGTCTGTAAAAAGGGATCAAGCAATAATTAAACTAAAGCTACTCTCCCCCAGACCCTCCTTGCCTCCCACGGAAACTGCCAACTCTTCCGGCACTGACCCAAGTCAGACTGTCGTTGTGAAGAGTTCAACATCTCCTTCCAAGTTCATCTTTATCTGATGAACTCCATTGAACGTTTGACCTACTCTGCGATGTGCTGCAGACGGTCCCCAGACCCCCCTTGAGGTCGCAACCAAAGAATAACCCATCCCTTTGAACCGGATGGATTTGCGCTTCGTTCCTATCGTTCCTCGAAGCAAGACGATCAAGTCTTGGATGCAAGTAATTAAAGAATGAACTAAAGACGCTATTCTGCCTTCTTGAGTGTCAAGATTCTGAATTTCAGGTAAATCCATAGCCTACGGGCCCTCGGTGCTAAATTCAGGGTTAATCTACCCGGATTAACTTATATCTGTTCATAGACTTTTTGTCTAGGCTAATG